GGACCAAAACTGCCTGTAAAGCCAGTTGATCCTGAATAGCCTGTTGGGCCAATTACATTACTAGCAGATCCAGTATAACCTTGTGGGCCCACACTGCCAGTAAAACCAACTGATCCAGTATAGCCCAACGGTCCACTCACACTACTAGCAGACCCAGTAAAACCCTGTGGACCAATGCTACCTGTATAGCCCAAGCTACCAGCATATCCTTGACTACCAGCATATCCCTGTGGTCCTTGCGGGCCTACAGAACCAGTATATCCGCCAGCATCACCTTTACTTCCACTAAACCCTTGGAAACCCTGTGGTCCAGATACAGTACTTGCTGATCCAGTATAGCCAATACTTCCGCTGTAGCCTAAACTACCTGTATAGCCCTGTGGTCCTTGAGCCCCAACCGAACCAGTATAACCTCCTGGTGGTCCTTGTGGGCCAGTTGGTCCAGGTACTTCACTGACACTACCTGTAAATCCAGTTTTACCAATATTACCAACACTACCTGTGTATCCTCTAGGACCTTGCGGACCGCTTACATTACTGGCTGAACCAGTATAGCCGCCTGGAGGTCCTTGCGGGCCTGGAACAGAACTTGCTGATCCAGTAAAACCAATAGATCCAACACTGCCTGTATACCCTAAATTTCCAATACTACCACTGTAGCCAATACGACCAACACTACCAGTATATCCGGAGGCACCTATACTGCCTGTATAACCACCCGGAGTTCCTGGAGCACCAGCACTGCCTGTATAGCCGCCTGGGTCACCTTTACTACCCGTGTAGCCAATTCCCACATTAGAAATGTTGATTACACCGTTCATGCTAGGCAAATTATTAGTTTGATATGCTAGAGTATCAGGAGCGTTCATTGGCACACTAAATGTTACTGTACCAACCGTTGCTCCATTATTTGTTACTCCAGTAGTGTATGGGGCACTATTATTGTCAGTATAATGGTCAACTATGTAAAAACCATGACTTGGGCTATTAACAGTAAAATAATAAGTGAATCCACGGGCTAGATTAATAATGTTGGTATTAAGGCCATTGATTAAAAAACTGCCCAATCCACTATCTGTTATAGAAATATAAAGTCCTGCTAATTGCCCGGCACTACCAGTGTATCCTTTACTGCCAGTAAATCCAAAACTACCGTTATATCCAATAACTCCTGCGCTACCAGCATATCCTGTACTGCCAGTATATCCCTTGCTACCAGCAAAACCATTTGATCCAGCACTACCAGCATACCCGGTGCTACCAAAATAACCAATTGCCCCACTACTTCCAGTATATCCAACAGGACCTTGTGGTCCCACGCTTCCTGCAAATCCAACACTGGCACTGCCTGCGTACCCTTGAGATCCTGCGTAGCCAGTAAAACTATTTGGTAAATTACCAAAATTGAATCTCTTGGTAATTTGATTGTCAACTACTACAAAATAAGTTTCGTTTGTGGCAGTTGTCAATAATGGTAATGTGGTAATTTGTGGCATTTTATAATCCTTCAATCGGGTTATTATTTTGATCTGTTAAGACAAATCCTGTTTCAGTTGTTATATCAGGATCTCCACCGCTGTAGTAGCTATTTGGCAATACAGCTGGTCGAGCTTGTATAAATTTAGCCTGTTCAGTAGTACTATCCAATAATGAAACGCCATTGTTCCATAATGTGGTATCCGAGAATTCTTTCTTAATAATAACCAATTTAATGTTGTCCCCTACTCCTTGTAGTGTATTTAACGTAATTTGTTGACTGACTGGACTTACAAAGGTCAAGGGCCAAGCTATGGTGGCTGCCTGAGCAAGTCCAAATCCCCATCCATTAAATAGACTGTTATGCCCTGCCGAAATAATGGGATACTTGGCGCCGTTAGCATCAATCAATGTCCATCCTGCAGCTATCTGCTGAGTGGAGGTGTTTTGAGACAACACCCACCCTGAACCATTAGGTGGTTGGGCACCAAGTACATCTACTGCGATAGCCCCAACGGTTATCTGCGTAGCAGTGATACTGAACTCAGGCGGCAAATAGTTTAAACCAGTATAGACATACCCGTTTACAGCATCGGCTGCTATTGAATTTGTATAAATCCAGACTTTGTTAGTAGATGTAACAATATATGCTGTGTTTATTACTGTAGTTGAAGGCAACAATGATTCTGTAGAAACAGATCCAGTAATTTTAAATGTTGGACTATCATATGATAAAGTTGTATCTTGATAATATGTACCAACTTTATTCAACTGATATCCGCCATAATAAACTTGTACTTGATCCATAGCTGGTATTCCTGAAGATAAAGTTATACCATCCCCAGTCGCCGTACTAGCAGTGGTCAAAATAGTATATGTGGCAGTTGTACTGGTTGTATATAATGTTTGTGTATAAATGCTTTCATTAAATGGTATTGTTTGACTTGGACTTTGATCAATAACTGTGGTATAAATGTCTGAATAAGTCTTAGGACTTGTGCCCAATGTTGATCTACGCAACTGACTTAATACATTTCCAGTGATTGTAAAGAACTCAATGCGCTCACCAGCAATCATTACAACTCCTGGAATTTTCTTGGATGGTATAGCAGGAGTCAGCACACTAGTATCATTAACATGAATTTCAGTATCTGTTAAGTTTAACGGTTGAGTTAGGTATGTGGAATTTTTAGCAGATATACGTTTGAATGAAGTTCTATTGAATATATCATTAAAAATTCTGTAACCCAACACAGTGGATGCCAATGTGTGATTGGCAATATATGTTATCACAATCGTATTAGCCACACCAATCAAATACTTGTCGCTGATTTGTATTGTAACTCCATCACTCAAAATTTGATAGTCTACATTATTAACTAGCGGCACTCCATCTAACACCAACCACAAATAGTTTGTGTTTAAAGGAGGAGCAGTGATCTTAAATTGGTTGGATATTGTGCCCTTAAATCGTTCTGTTCTCAACAACATTCCATCTTGATCAGTGTATGTTATAACTCTAATAGTAGTTCCAAGTGTGGGACTTGACAATATTAAATTAGATCCTTCAATATTAAAATCGTATCCATCCCCCGGTTGTTGATACAAATCAACCACCGCAACCACATCACCGTCTGAAACACCACTATAGCTAATGGTTATTGTATTGACTAAATTGTCAACTATGAAATCAAATCCACCACTTAGTTTAATGCCGTTGACGTAGACTTCTACACTGTTATTGGCTATGGCATATACCCCAGTTGGTCTTGGTCTACTGTTATTAATTTTAAATGTTAAATTACCGTTGGTCACTGTGTAATAACTTACATAAGGTCCTACCAATTGTCTTGAATTTTGTTGAACTATGACATTTGACACTGCTGGTCCAATATTTCCAGGAGCTGGATTTAACGCATAGGTATTTACGGCGCCATCTGTAATTGTAATGAATTGATCTGTTATTTCATTGAAATAGTTGTGAGCAGATGTAAAGAACCATGCCTGAATAGTATTTGTCCCTGGAGGTAAATTGTAAACGGTCACTGCCGCACGAGTATCAGCCCCGTCAACAACTGGCCCTAATACATAACCATAACCTGTAGAAGTAGTTTGTAGGGACACTGATGATCCATTAACTGTGACAAATGCGCTGTTGATAGATCCAAATTCAAAATTACAATATACTTGAGCATTAGATACATCTGTTACTGTAACAGAATTATATGCCACAACCCCAGCATCATTACCACTTCCGCCGCCTACACTGATAATTGTATATCCAATTATTGCACTATAATTTACGTATACACTTAATTGACTGGTTGCCCAATCAATGCTAAATTGTCCAGGTGTTAAATTAGTAGATGTGGTATATGAGTATACTTGCTGGAATCCGTCAGTGACCGTTATACTTGCTGTTGTAGTTGGTAAAATAGGCAAGGTAATTGTACCGGTAGTACCACCAACAATATTAAAATTTCCACTGACAACTATTGGAGCACCTGACGGTGTTTTGGTATAAACATTAATCCCAAGACTATCACTCGACCCACCTGCTACCAATTCTTCCGGAGCATAGCTATCATCAGGATTTAAAAAGCCACTACCAACTCTCGCAGTGCTGGTAGATCCGCCATCAATAATAATGTCACTTGGATTGACACCTAATGCGCCAGTTAGTATAGCCGCGTTTGTCCCAGTCCAAGTTCCGCCATCAATTGATGTATCAAGTAGGGCGGAATTAGAACCCACATTCCAAAATTCAATAACTGTTCCAGGTGGGATCGCCGAAGTTAATGTGCTACTAAATGTCACCACTGTGCCTGTGACTGCTGTCACTGTTACATCAGTTGAATAAAACACATTAGTAATTGTACTAATAATATTTGCGTATTGCCCAACTAATGTAGCCGATGCTGAGTACAATGAAATATTATTTGTTCCTGCAGTTGCTGTGGAGGTTGATGTAGTCTTGCTATAGTATTCAATGTCGTTGCCCCATGGTGTTGTACCAAAAGGCACATTGCTTTCATCCCATCCTGTTGTGGCATTAAACGCCAATGTTTGAAGTTGTGTTCTGGGATAGTCAACACCCAACATTAGTTGCCCTAGATCTAATCCAGGCATACCCGAAGTAGCTGTATAATAATTTAAAATTCTATCTGCAGCGGATTGGATACTGACGTCTTTAACATAGGTAATTTTTAATAACTGCCCGATACCAGGAACAGCATTTAAAAATTTAATCTGACAATATTTTTTTGAATATCCATTGTATTCTTCTGTGAAGTATTCAATAGTATAATCAGAGTATAACACACGTAGCCCATCCAATGTCATAATAATCAAAGATTTATTAGGTACAGCGAGCCACCTTAACACAAATGAAGTTGCAGATCCATTACATATGAATTGGTCAGTAGTAGTTGTATTTCCAATTTGTCCACTGGCTGAAATTCTATCAAATTTCATTGTAATGTCAAAATTACGTATTGGATCTAGAGCAGATGTTGAATCTTCAAAATCTGAGGTATAAGTAGCAGTTGGTTCTACAACAGAATATTGTTCTGTAAAATTCCTAATTTGTGTATGATAAGGTTTTACTTCTTCAATATAGTTTTCAAAGTTTGTGCTACTGGTTACCAAATATACTGAAGGCTGTGCCAGCACGCCTGCTTCATTAGTAATACTGATAAATGATGTTTTGAATGCCCAGTCTAATAATTTTTGTTCTGTGAACGCATACTTAACTGCCTTAAAGAAGAATAAATTCCAATTTACTCGTAATTCGTTGATAAAAATATTATCACGTAATGCCGTTAAAATATAATTCAACTCTAAATCAGGAGTTTGATCGTATAGTGTTTGATCATACGCACTGATTTCATCATAGGCTAGGCTATTATTTTGTGTATTCCAAATATTGTCAGAAATTTGTATTGTGCCGTTCTGTGAATAAACAATGTTAAAGTGATTGCTGAATGTTCCTACATTACTATCAGTATACTCTAAAATAATATAGTTGCCTAATCCGTTATTTTTAACCTTAACATAATCACCGTTGTTTAAAACTAAAGAATCAATTTGATAGACATAGTTTACAGTTGTGGTGTAGTCCTTGTGTTTATTAAAGTCGCTACTTGACCAGTCAGTATAATTCCAATATAATGTAGTATTATACGATTGAGTACGAGCTCTTACCCACGTTTTATTTTCAATATCACGTACAAATATTGCCCATTTGCCATTGTAAGTACTATCCGATACCACTACTACTGAATAGGGTCGAACTGTTAATATAGGTGTTGCTACATAGCCTTGACCTGCGTTAGATATTATAGCATTTATAACTCTACCATTTGAATCAATCTCTGTCTTGATCACTGCTCCAGTACCTATACCATCAACAGTCACTGTTGGCGCAGTTAGATATCCAAGACCAGGGTTAGTTATAGATACTGATCTTACTTTCCCATCATATACTGTACAGGTTAGTTCAGCGGTTACAAATAACGATGTGTCAATTGTATCAAGTTCATTAGTATCCTCGAGTGTATAATCGTATAGGTTAGAAGATACAGGCGGTATTTCTTCCTGAGCATTTAAATTAATAAAATTATAACTGCCTGTAATAATATTGTTAATTAAGATGTCATTAGCAAATTCAATTAAATTTCGTAAGGCGTTTAATCTGTTGACAAACATTGTTTGTCTTGGTCTAATACCTATGCCATATCGTGTTCTAGAAGTTAATGCTGGATCGGGAACTAAATTGCCCACACTATCATGGCCTAATAAGCTATCAAATAATTTCTTTTCAAGTAGAGCATTAGGTAATGAAGTCTCATTACCTTCCTGTAGCAACAACCATTCTGTGTGTTTAGGAATAATGTTATCGGTAGTATCAATAGAAATATTTAAATCAATATTACTCTTTATTAGTTCTCCACCAACATTAGCAACTATCACGGCATGTGGAGAAATTATGGACGCATATTGTAAGCCATACCCTGTTGGGTCTTTTATAACTCGTGCCACATCATATGCGCTGACTCGTCTATTTGGAACATTAGGTACTATAACTGAATTTTTAACCCAATAATAATATCTGTAGTTATTAAACGTTTGTGTTACTGTGTCATAGGACTGTACTAGAGAATAAACGGTATTATCTGGATTTTTTGGCTGTCCACTAACACCCAAAGTTAAACCAGCAGGAGTATCAGCCAACGCACTCCACTCAGTAGGTGATAGATTAGACCCGACCCACTCATAAACATCTATACTTGAACCTGGAAATACTTGTCCCCAAGTATTTTTTCTAAATGTATCTTCGCCCTGTTCGTACCATTGGTATTTTACAGTACTCAAATCCCACCACAATTCGCCAACATGATTGTCAGCCCAATTTGTCAATGTATTAATGGCATTGGCAGTAGTTCCAATAGAATAAGTAGCAGGATCTGAAATCATTTTGTACGTCAATTCTTGATCTGCCATACCTGCGATACGACCTTTTAGCGGATCGATTACATCAAGGTAATTTACAATTTCTTCAGTTGATGTATTAATCAATCTTACTCGTTGAATAGTGTCAGTAGCAACAAGATCATTTTGACTTCTTAGCAATTTCCATCCATTGGTACTAGTATCAATCTTACTAAACAGATACACAGAACTTGCTATGGTTGAATTATCAATTGCTGGAGCACCAACTAGCGCAGTATCAGAATCAATAGTAACAGCCTTACCATAATTAGTACCGTCTGCTGTTGATACTGGTGAAAGTTCTTCAGAGAATACAAATCTACTTGCCAATCTAGTATAGATATATGCTGTGCCAGAATTATTAATTACATCATAAAATTTTGTAGAATCTGCGTCAAATGTAGTATTCCCGCCAAATTTTGATGTAGCATCAAAAGTTGTTGCCCCATGTACCCCCGATCCGACACTAGAAATTATCAACGAATTGTTTGTTGAATTGATATCTATATCAGTACCAAAATGTACTCCAATAACTCCAGATGGATTTGTTAATACCTGCGACTCATAGAATGTGCCATTAATATTTTCAAAAACATACACACTACCATAACTTCGATCAAAGTTTTCACAATAAGGAGCGCTAACAAACAAATAAGTTCCATCTGGTGATAATAGAACTTTTTGTCCAAATCCAGAACCAGCAGGCAAAGATACAGTAACCTCCTGATTAGCAACAGCGTAGCCATTAGAATTTGAAAAAATACTAACAAATGCTGGTGTATTGGTATTACCCAAAACACTGACAGCTATCAACGATGCGTCATCTGTACCGCTAATACTATAGCCAAATTGGCTACCAACACTAAGAGGAGCCGCAAGTCGGTAGAAAAGAGTAGCAGACACCGTACTACCACTGATGGATAAATTATAGAAATTCAGAGTTCCTGTACCTGTATTGACTGTGCCCGGAGCAGTCACAACCATTACTTTATTTGTTGTTGTAGAAGTTCTTTGTACATATATTCCTGAACCAAACAAATCGTAGTTTGAAGGGGAAGGATTATTAATGACCAGTTGCTGAACTTCTTCAAGACTTACAGAATTTATACTGCTGATCTTTACTAGACCAGAATCAACAACACCATTAGTAGTCTGTGCGGTTGGAGCTCCAGCAAATACCAATCCATAGATTGATGATCCAAAAGCATTATCATCATAGACTACAGTTTGTCCAAAACCTGTGTCATTGTTTAATGAGTTGGCTGCGCCGCTTAACTCATTTAGGTAATAGTCTAATTTTCTAGTTAGTCCGCCATTATTATTTGTTGTATATACTGTGACACGCCCGTAATTTCCGCTTTGTACAAATCCAGGAGCGCCAACAACCACAACATTAGATCCCTTACGTTTACTGATGCTATAGCCCAATTGTTGATTATAAACATTACCAAGACTGTTTGCTGAAGACACTGAGTAGTTGTTTATTTTTTCATAAACACCCCACTGCCCGTTGTTGGCATTGTCAATCCATACTTTGGTGCCTTCAGGTAATTTTAATAATTTTTTATCATTTGATAAATTATCAAATGTGTTAAATCTAAAACTATCAAATTTAAATAAAAGCCCCACAGTGGTTGTAGAGGCAGAATTAGCAACATACGTAGCAGTCGATGCTATCAAGAATGAGGTTGGATTAGGCACCGCAGTTACCAAATATACACCATTCACAGTAGGATCAAATTCAGTAATGGAAACTAGTTCTCCTGAATTTAATCCATGATATCCATTGGTAGTAACTAATACATCAACCCCTGGAACATTGATTCCAACTGAAGCAATTTGACCATCTGATTCAGTATAACGTAATACGTCCCAATCATTATCCTGTTTGAATCCCAACCAAACAATATCGCCTTCTTTGAATACACTAGTGCTACTAGAAACAACAGCGCTCAAAGTATCTAAATTTAAAGTTGTGTAGGATACATCATCAGCTCGCACATACCCAGCAGTGGTTAATTCAAAAGCATTATTAGTTAACGTTCCAGAATTTACCGCAAAGGTCATGGAACTTACATAATTTGGTGGAGTAATTTGCCAGTCAGTGGCAGTACTGTAGACTTTTAAGTCATATGCTGACACGGGTGGATTAGTTGCTGTGAACACAATCACTTGTGGATTGTCGATAAATGTTCCTTCAACCAAAGGCACTTCTAATTCATTATATGAAGAATATGATCCGTATTGTCCAACTCTAAATGCCCATTCTTCGTTATAGGTAAAATTACCTTGAAGATTTTGTATACTGGCCTTGGCCAATTTAGCAATGGCATTGTACGTACCTTTCTCTTTAATGTATCCTTGATAAAATTTGTATTGAGCAATCGGATCAATGATAATATTTGTCAGATAAGGTCTAGGTGTATAACCAGTTAGATACTGAGCGGATTTTTGTTGACCAGAATCAAAATTATCTATATCTAAACTGTAGAAGTCTTGGAACTGGCTAATTTTATAATCAAGATTAGGTAATAATCCTGCTGTAGGTTTTTTAGGTAGTACTTGCCATTTAGTAAAATCAAACTTTTGAGCACCGTCAATATTGTTAATTGCCGAATAATAATTTCCAGAATAGTAAACAGCATCGCCCGCGTTATAATCTTTGTATTGTGTCCAGTCGCCTACCTTGGCAGTATCGTAAACAAAGCCTGGACTGAAATAATCACCGTTCCAATTAGCAGTTCTAAAACCACTTAATTTCATACGCTGTTGATAAAATCCAGTTTCAATACTATATGCTGTATTATCAAAAATTGTGGTATTGTTAAACACCATACCGTGTTCTTTTTGTACATTTCTAAATATAGCAAAATATATGCCATCATTAGAGTTTAGGGTAGTTATTGTACAAACACCATCCTGTCGAGTAATGTTTATTCTATTTTTTGGTATCAATGTACCATTCGCAGACATCACATTGTAGGAATAAAAAGGATCAAAAATATCATCAACTACAGAATTAGCAGAAGTAAATTGTACTTTTTCAGCAAATGGGCTTAATGCTATTACACTATTATCTGCCCAATTTTGCGTCGACCAATATAAAAATTCCTTTGCTGTAAAATTCCAATCAATATTAGTTCCAAAATCTGAACTGTATAAATCAAAAACAAATCTTTGATCAGTTAGCCATGCGCCGTAGCCAATAATAAAGTCGTAAACTTCTTGTATTGTATTGAACGTAGTACCATAAGAAATCTGTTTAATAGTTTTATTAAAGGTTGTAGCAATTTGAACAGTTGCGCCACCAGTCACTGGCAATGCTGAAATTTCTTGATATAATGATGGATTAAATGTACTTTCTGATTGATGTGATACAGTTACAATGTAAAAATTACTACCGTATTGTACATATTGACCTTTCTGATAAAACTTTCCAGTTGGAGAAGTATTAGCTGTAGTTGTTTGGTCAGCAGTAAGTCCTGTTTCACCGTAGCTAGTGGTGTTGGACCATGTAACAAACGGAGCTGTTACCCCGCCAACATTTATTGTTGGTGTTGCGGAATTTCTAACTGGAGTATAAACATTAAAATAAGGATTAGTCTGATCATATCCTTTGACTACAAATGCACCATTAACTTTTTGTAAAATAATTCCAGAAATACTAGAGTAACTGATAGGATCGCTGACATTTAAAATTAACGAATAATCCTGTGGCGCCAATAATGCTCCAGGACTAGTAGCAGTTGGATCAATAGCATTTATAGTCACTTGAAGGGTGTTTTGACTTACAAACCCACCAACTTTATGAAATAAGTTATAACTCAAATAATTAATATCAGACTGTAATTCTGAATTATAATTTTGTGTGCGTTGACGACCAATTTCGCTAATATAGACACTGTATCCCGCTGTTAGGGCATTATTGACACCTTGTAGTGTAATATTTTTAAGGCTTAAAAATGAATAGTCTAAATTTACACCATAAGCCCATTGGCCAGCAATATTTTTTTGAATACGACTTGTGTCATACATTAAAGATGAATAAGCGGCAGGATATGTCAATGCCAGTAATTTTTGAACCGCAAACGGAAAATAACTACTTCTACGCCATGCGGCTTCTGCTGGGCCTTGATCTCCAAATACCCAATTTTTTTGTTCACCTTCTGGAGTATAGTTCACTAGTAAGTTAACTGTAGGGTCTAATAAATTGCCATACTCATCTACAGGCAATATATTTGACAACCCAGGACGGGAATATAAACTGTTAATGGTATCGGTATGGGCGTTGCGTCCGTATTCTAAATCTTGCCATAACAAAGTGTTTCCAGATGTATAAGGTGCCGGTCCGTACTGAGCAGTCCACCATGATGGCTGTTCACTAAATCCCAACATCTCCCACGGGCATGTGTGAGGACGATCAGTGCCGTAAAAATATTTGTAAATTCCTCTCCAATTGCCATTTACTGGGATTCCTAATAGTTCATTATAAGATCCTGAATAGTTCCAAGTAAATTTTTCATCTTGATTAAAACTCACATTCTCAGTATAATCAACACCATATGCTCCTGCCCATTTAATAAAATCTCGAGATAATATAGTATTAACTTCATTTAAAGAATAATCGTTGGTATTGAAGGCTCCAGGAATTACTGTGTTAATATCAAATAGGTCTGATCTATATTGAGTCTTGATATTATTATAAATTCGTTTTTCAAATTCTAAAACAATGGCATCTCGATAATCATTATATGCCACCATGATGCTGCCATCATGCCCTTGAATAACTTTTACTGGTCCATCGGCATAGGTGTTATCTAAATAAATTGAAGGAGTAAATTTAGGATATAGTCCTAATTTAGTAGGAGTCGGTGGCACATAGCTACCCGATGTATCTGGATATTGATTTACTGTTAAAACATCTCCAGGAGTTAATTTTGTTAATAATGTAATACTTGAGTCAGCAACATTAAATTCATAATCAACATTTAGTAATAACTGTTCGTTGTTTATGTAAACTAACATGGCTGTTAGACTTAGTACTGAAGGATCAAAATCAAAACTTAATGGATACGTTACATTTCTTGAATCTGTTACTGTCCAGGTTCTAGAATTTACATCAGTACCGTAAGGAATCATGTCAGATAGATAATACGGGCTTAGAATATTCATAGAACTATTCATAGCGGCCAAGGCCTGATCAACTGCCAGTATTGGATTTGATTGATTGCCTAATATTAAAATCTGTTTCAAAAATCCTAATTTATACTGATTGTACTGATCGGCAGCTTTAGTAAGAGCATTGATAACACTATGTTCCTTTTTCCCAATAAACATTTGAGCAAAAGGTATTGGGTTGACATTAGAAATTAAACGACGGCCATATTGTTCAATGCCAGCGATATCTCGCAAATTACCAAGTCCTGGAAATTTTCCTAAGAATTCGGGAGATCCTTCTGCCATTGTTTGTACATGATCCTGTAGATCAGTCAATGTTATGGAAGTAAGTAAACCATTTAATGGATTATTTGTAAGCCCAAGAGGAGGTTCATAATATCCCGTATCGTTAGACAGGGGAGTCTTTGAATATAGTTTAAACAATACATTTGTACCAGTAGCTAATGGCTCGGCAAATGAAACAACAGTTTTTTCTAAAGATTTTAATAAAGTAAATTCGTTACTATGTAATTTTGAAAAATTAACATATACTTCAATATCATCATTGTTTGAAAAATTATCTAAGGCAGTTATAGCAATAGTTGATGTAGTCGATGTTGTTGCTTGAAATTGTAGTATAGGTATCTTATATCCGTTAGATAAGGACCACACATTTGTGTAAACATTGCCAGTACTTTCTGAAAATTTACAATAGGTAACAGCAGTCGACACTGCTAGGCTAGTTTGTCCTTGAGAAACATTGATAACATCAGAATTAAAATAGTTGGTAAACAAATAACTACCAACACTAATACTATTTTGATATTTTATTGAAAATCCTAGCACTGAATCATATACGTCGCCAGGAGTGTAGCCAAAAATTTGATTACCTTTGAAATCTGATATGTAATGATTGGTATCACTATAACTATTTCCAACATCGTCAAATAAATCAAATAGTGGTGGCTGATTTAATTTAGTATGTTGTTGAGCATAGACCCAGTCTGTACCATTATACCACCAACTTGATCCAGCATATTTTGAACCGTTTACAATACTAACACAGTTGCCAGTTACCGGAGTGTGATCTGGTGCTGGAATAAGTGCCAATTGTCGTGTATTACCAACTCCTGGAATATTATAAGTAACTATCCATATTTTATCTTTTACCAAAGGATCTGGGTCGTTGGTAAAAATAACACGATCACCTTGTCCCAATAATCTTGGATTGGTATTGTCATAATCAACAAAATATCCCCACGAACCTTCAACTGATTTAAAAACATTTGTTGTTTCGGTGTCAATCCAATCAACGTTGGCAATAGCTGAATCACCAAAATTATAAAGTTGTAGATTGGCTTTAAATTCAATAATAGGGCGAGTTGCTCTTTGTTGCGCAGGGTATACTGCCTGTACTCCATTTGCTAGAGCGCTAGCCGCAATCACATCTTGATGTACCCAACGATTATAACGTGTCCAAGCATTTAAATCTTTACTAGCTCGATTAATTGTTATATAGTCAGGACTAATAGGTAAGGATTTATTTCCATCAAAAGGAAAATCATCAAATCCATCACCATCAAAACTTTCATTATAGATTGTGGAAATTTTTCCAGCAGTTACTAATGAATTGTAGTCAATTAATACTACGGAAGAGCCTACACCTTCGACAAAGAATTTTTTATTCAGATAATCAGAAGTTATATTTTTACCAACAAACTCAATCAGCATACCATTAGATAATGCGATAGTGGCAGTGCCTATCAATGTAGTAAATCCAGATTTGCCTACAATATCTGCTTCCACATCTAGTACATCATTTGTAATAGTTATGATCTCTGGACCAGTTACTAGCCAATAATATTCTTGATAGTTAACTAGTTTGTCCCAATCGATATGCGGATTATATGAATAAAATTCACTTCTAAATAAACGGTCAAGATTGTTAGTAATGCCGCCATTGACATTTACTTGGTTGATCAAATCGTCGTAGGCTATAACTTCTTTAATATTTGAATTGATATCATTAATAACTAGAGCTGGCTCTAAATTATATGCCGCACGTATTGGCGAAAAGTTTGAAATATAATTATCAGTGGTTGAAACATAGTTAGGAGTAACCTTACTACCAATATACCCATCAATGCGTTCTAATTGAGCAGGACGAATTAATTGATCGATAGTACTAGATAAAAATTTTGCGTTTTTATCTGTTTGAAAGTATGAGGGAAGTAAATTAACTGATTGAAAAGTTGATGTACTCATAGTTAATTCCCAGCACTAGTTATAATTGATTTTGTATCTAATTGACTCGCCGTGATAGCTGATATCACTTGAATATTTGCCGCAGTTGCCCCGCTTACAAAAATTTCATTATTTTGACATGCTACCTCATATAGGCTACCAAAGTTATTATTTGGATTTACAGGAACAATAACAAAGTTTGTTATGTCTGGTGTTAATAAATTCATCACGTATGTACTCAATTCACTGAAGTGGAAACTCTGACCAAAATCCCAATTTTCTAAGGCAAAGAATTTATTGATTGCTGCCAATATTTGTGATTTAATATTATTAACACTCAATGTGCTAGTTGGACTTTGTACTGCTTTAAATGTTGCTTGTAGATTTAGATCAGCAAATGCTCCAAACAATACCTTGTATTTTACAGGCTGATATATGATCTGATCACTAATTGTTTTAATAGGTTCTAAACTAGAAGAATAATTATTTTCTAATGCCACGCTGGTTGGAGGTAAGGGCTCAGTGCCGTTACCAGTTAATAACCAATTTCTAAAAGCAATATCATAATCGCTAGTCAACATGTAGATATCAATAATATTACTCTTACTAGGATCAATTCTAGTATCCTGTCCAGTATTATGAACATATTGGAATTTAATTCCACTGCGACCCGGATAAGCTATGTAGGTTGATGCGGTGGTATCATACAACCAAGGATTATTAATATTAGCTGTGCTTGTACTATAACTGTTGATTACGTTATAATCTGAATCATAAAAATAAAATAAATCACCTGTGGAAGGTGTAATAGTACCACTGTTGATAGCAACTATTGCGGCAGCTGGGTTAGGATAGGCAGTGAACATACTGCTATCAACTAATTCATATGTTAGGCCGTCTGATTGAAGTTTAAAATAGACAAATTTATCTTCCCACCCAGTAATTTCATTTGTACTAGTAGTGGCTACTATTTTTTCAAAAGCATCAGGATCAACAATTTGTCCTGAATTGTTATAATCGTAAAAACTAACAACTACCTGTCTAGGTTCCACATAGCCGTCTGACTGTGTAATTGTACCATCAACCTGCCACAAATAATCTGTGCCCAAAGCCACTGAACTTGTGGTGTTTAATGTGTTGACTGACAACACTGTAATTTTATCTTTGATAACAGTATTTGTGGTAAAGTCATAGTTAATATTATTTGAATCAATAAAGAATCCTGTTTGTTGAGCACTTTCAAACACATAGTCAGTTTGTCTGTATTGAACTGTATAACTTGTGCCGTTCCAAGAAAATGCCACTAACCAACTGGAGTCTAAATTAGCATTACTAATATTATTTTGATATTCTAAACTAAATGGACTTACTAAATTTAGATTACTGTCAGCAATAATGTTCCAAACTCTATTGATAGAATCAAAAGATAATCCAAAATTTCTTTGAATTAGACAGAGATTTACAATTTCAGTAATAAACGAATTTGAAAAAGAATTTACAAACACTGGAATTATTTCAACAGGAGTAGCAGTACTTGGTACCACGTTGTTCATTGTTATCGGGCCAACACCTGTACTTAATGCGCCAGTTCCGTTATTAGAACCATCACCTATAACCTGAGATACTAAAGACCAAATATAATCTACAGTGGTAGAAGTTTTTTTGTTGATTAATGTGCCGTTAGGTAAAAAATATTGGCCAGCTGGAGGAACAAATTTAATTAATGCTCCTGACACGATATAGGCAAGATTACTATTAGAAAATCCGCCAACCGCTGTGGCAACATAAGTTGATGTATTTGTAAAATAACCTGTACTTTGTCCAGAAGATTTAGTAACCTGTACCCAACTAACTCCAGATTGTGTGAGATCAGGTCTTGGATATTGATCAAGATAAAAAGATCTCATGGTAGAGGAGGCAATAATTGGTGTTAATCGATTTTGTATAATTGTGTAGATATCATTTTGACTATTAAATGTAAAGTCAAAACTGTTTTGTGTTAGATTTTTATATAAAATGCCGTCATCAGCAAATATGTTTGTACTAGAATATTTTCCGCTAACATCACTTAATTCAAAATACTTGCTAACGCCACTGGTTACTCTAGCAACACTTTTAACTTTAAGTATTTCACTGCTGACATTCAAAGGAGCGATATTGTAATCCTCCCCAGTTACCATACGGTTTTGTGTGTAGTACGTTTGTGGAGCATTAGTTTGTATACTAGCGTTGGATTCAGTTCCTTGACTGTTTGACACAGTATATTCTAAAGAATATGTGATAGTCAATGTTTGACTTTGACCTGCTTGATTTACATAAGGAATTCTAACGCTTACACCAGTCATTTGACTAGGACTAATTGTATAAGTTAGGCCATTACTTTGGCGATAAAACAAACCAAAATCACCTGTGGGAAGATTACCAAAACTTCCATCTGAAAAGTTTAAATCAATTTGGTCACCGTTTCTAGTACTTACACTATAAAAATTTCTTGTACTGGCATTTAAACTGTTGTATATAACATTGTTACCTGTTAGAGCAGGAACTTGTGTCCACAAAGTCTGGTATTGGCCGTTAAGCCCTTTTTGCCACAACCAAACGTCTGTGTTATTGATGTCTGTGATATTAACACCAATGATTTCATTTGGAACAGGAGCAGTTATACTGAAATTACTTGAGCTTAATGACCCTTGTCTAAAATGACTGAAAAATCCTGTATTAGCACTGGCATTGCCCTGGTTATCATTTTGATAGATAATTGAGAAACTATTTCCTGGCTCAGGCGGTTCTTCATATATGTAGGTCTTACCAGAGAATGTAGTGCTTACGATTTCAAAAATCATAGGAGTGCCATTGATATTCTGTGTAAAACTAAACACTGGTACATCTTGATTAGAGCTATTAATTGTATATTGTTGTACTAAAATTCCGCCAATAGTGTTTTGATCTGAAGGAGTTCCAAACCCATGTGGCGCATTAAAACTATTGTTTAATATTGTTATAAATTGGTTATACCAATTTGAATTTGTGGAATCATTCCAGCCTATAGTAATATTGCTGAGATTATTGCCCAACGCATCAAACACACTGTCTGTGGTAGAAATAGCAGACATTTTTAGTAAACCATTAGCTGGTACATTCCTAGTTGGTACGTAGCTGATCAATTGAGCCAGTCTTAAAATACTGTCTCTACGTGTCGCAGTTTCTAAAAAGTTTTCACGGGCATTTAGGTCAATACGGAAACTTAGATTTTGACCTAGGTAAGCAATTAAATCCACTAGGGCAATGTATTCACTACTATCAATGAAGTCGTTGAAGTCTTCAGGAAAATTTTCTTGAAGATACGCAATCATTATTCTACGCAGTGTTTCAAAATCATAGCTTTGGAACTCTGCGTTAGGGAAAGATTGATAGATTTTTTTCCAATCTTCTGTAACTAGATACTGTGAATTAGTTGCTGGAATTGTCATATTTTTTGCCTATACCGTATTTATTGCGGCAATTAACCACATATATTATTGTTGCTGGGCCACTAGCCCGACCTGCTGATCAAATGCCAATGCCAAATTCACAGATTGATTATTGTAATTCAGTATCAAGGTCATTTCAATCAAATATCCTTGAGGGTATTCTGAAATATCAATTTGGGTTGGATAGATCCTAGGATCGCTTTCACAGATGCTGATCACATCTTCCTTTATTTGCTCTTGTATGTCTGGAGTCAATGGTTCAAACAATAAATCCCATATGATACTACCGTATGTAGGGTTCATCACACGTTCACCGCGTCTTGTATTAAAATGATTGATTAAATCTTGTTTAATCAAATCATAATCATATAGTTTACTACCAGTGTTAGCATTATCTAATGTGCTAAATCCTACATAGAATTGATTAGATTGCGGAGCCTGACTTTCTATAGGGTTGGAACTAGGAATTGTAAAATTTTTATATGGCATAATGTCAATATTTATTACTGTGTAATCGGGCTAAAATCAGGATTCTTACCTGCCTTACGCAATATTGCTATAGCTTCTGCTTTTTTCTGATTACCAATATTGGACATCATGCCTATGGTTATATAGCCCAAGCCAGATGGATCAAAATATGGAGCATTTGGTGTATAGTTCCATGGTTCAAAAGTTTTAGAAACTAAAATTGTATTAACATCCAATGTGTGAGCCCTGGCTGGAATGAATATTGTAGAATAAACATGCCCTATTGAAGGACTAGGAATCTTTGGATCTGGCCAGTGCCATAAATCATGGAAATATCTATAGACATAGTCCATTTGCTGTACACGACTTAGTTGTGCTAATTGTCCAGTAGTAGTCCCTAAGCTCGCAGCCGTAGATGATATAAATTGAATTAAACCAGTAGCACTACTACGAGGATTCTTAATTGAAGGATCCATTGTATAAGCAGTTTCAGAAAGCATACAGGCAATTAAATCAATAGGTTGGAACGTCAATGATCGAGCCACTTGAGTAACCTTTGCAAGGAAGGCATCATCCATGGCCCAAGGGGTATATGCCCCGCGAACTGTGCCTCGATCTGATGTAGGACCTGCTTTTCCTTGAAACGGTTGACTAGCTGATTGAACACTAGTAGATCCGCTTGATGCTGTAATGTTTGAATCAGTATAGTTAAAAGAAAATAACGCAGGGTTATTATTTTCATGACCGTCCCATGGTTCATGACTTGGTACTCGTTGCATAATAGATTGAATACCATCAGATTTGTAATGAGACCCAGCCCATGTGCTGGCTGTTGAGTTAGCAGTTACGCTGAATAAATTTAGTAGAGCAGGAGTTGTTGGGTTAGCTGCAGTAGGCGGTGTGGCTTTTGGCCCATTCTGATTGATTACCCCAGCAGTCATTGTGATTGAAGATTTACCAGTCATAGACAAATCACTGCCTGCCCCAAGAGCAAGTAGTCCGTTTGATTTTAAACTTAGATTTCCGCTGGCTGTATGATTTGATACACCTCCAACAGATGTATTATAATCTTTGGCCACTGTTAGATTAAATCCACCAACAGCTTGGATGTACATGTCATTGCCAATTATATTAGAACTACCTTGGGCGCTGAGTGTGACGTTACCGCCAGCTTGTCCAAAAGAAGATCCCAGAGCCGCTATGTTAACGTTTCTGCCAGCTTCTAAATTTACATCTCGATCAGCTCGGAAATTAAAATCTCCTTGTGAATGAATACTAATACTATCAGCGGCATAGATATCAATTTTTCCAGCACTGGTGAATTCCATCCATGCGGTGCCTTTACTGTTGGCTATGTAGATTAGATCTTCTGAATTATGTAATAATATTTGATGCCCAGTTCTAGTTCTGATACGAACCAGTTCGTTGTTACCATTTAGGTCACCGTCATCCATAACAAATGTTGTACCGCCTAGTCGACTCACCGGAGCCATGACACCTTTACCAAAGGAAATATCTCCTCGCTGTGCGCCATTACTGGTATCTAACGGTCCAGGCGTACTTATACCAAATACTTGACTAGGTACTTCTCTACGTGCGCCACTTGATGTAATACCCCTAACAGTATCTGCTAATAATCCTTGTTCTAACAATCTATAGGCAAAGGGGTGAAGTGGTCTTCCTACTGAATCTGGGTTAGGTACTTTTCCGTTATAAACTTTTTTATTATATTCTGCTACTGGCAAACTTGTTATATCTGATCCAAATTTACTGCGTTGTGCTGGCGTAAGTTCAACATGTGAACTGGCTGCAATACCTGGTACCATGTGATTTTCAAACTTATCTTCACTTGGTACACACCCTATCCAATAGCCTTGATCAGTCTGCCCATTAATGAATATAACCATGACCTTGCTGCCAATATCTGGCGGTATCATCCACATTCCATAGGATTTTTGTGTATGATTGAAATTAGCACTGTCGTTGCCAAGGAAACGAGCCGATGTCACTCCATAAAAAGGAGACATATATTGAACAGGCAATGCGTTTGATGGATCATTCACAAAACCTGGGACATCGGTTGTTAATACAACTTTTAATGCTCCCATAAAAGATGTATCTAGGTGATTTACTACCTCGGCAATGTAAGGGCCCGGACTAGGTAAACTTTTCGTCTGTTTATCTACTGACATGTTAGATCCTTATCATTTGTTTACAATTTTGGTAACCGGCGATTGTGCCTGTTGAGCCAGCTGTTTAGAATATGCTTCAGCATTTGCCCTTACCTGATCCAGAATTATCGTTCTGGCATTAGGATCAAGTCCTGGCGTATTTGCCTTTTGAGTAAGGAACCGCTGTGTTTCAGAATATGACTGGGCTGTCTGTGTCGCAGGCTGTGTAGCAGTTTTATTAGCATCCTGAGATAATTGGGCTTCTGGATTAGGTTTATTAACAAACCCTTCAGGTTCTGTTCCCGATTTGACTGGATTGACACCTGTAGTATCTGTCTGTGGCGGACGTCTTATACCCATTCTCTGTTTGAAAACCCCATTTTTAAAACTACTTACTAGTATTGTTGGCACATATACTCCACTGAAAGGAACTTGCTCTGGTATAAAAATAGCCATACCACCATCACCTGTTGTGGTTACTGCTTGAAAATCTGTGGGATTTTTAAAATTAATCTGTATGTATATGTCACCGTATTCTTTATTTGCTGAACCGTCGCTGTTAGAGATAGTTGGATTATTAGGATCAGGTGGCGAATAATAATTTCCCATACCGTTGGCAGACAAATAAAACGGATCCCCTATAATTTCAATTTCACCAACCCATAGTGATCCTGATCTTGAATTAATGACAGCATGATGCATGGCTTTGGCCAAAACCCAGTAAGGGTCATCCTGGCGCAGACCGGCTTGTACTCCGGAATCTCCATTAGTATACTTGGCATCGCCGCGCTGACCTGTTTGAGGGATACTACTTGATTTTCCAGAATTGATATCTTTAGTCGGCGCTTGTGGGTTAACAGCATTGTCCTGTGATCCAGTAACTGCTGCCGGAACCTTGTCATTATTGCCCATGGCATTGGGCACACCTTCAAAATACAAAACATTTATTGTAAGTTTGAAACTTAATAAATGAGAATTATTCCCCATATACAAATAGTCATAGATCCTAGATAATCTAGATTCTAATCCAGTTACATCTATATTTTCGTCAGTGTGTCCAGGCAATTTTGTAATAGATATTTTTCGTGGTGTAATAATGTACTTAAAATTTCTATAGGGCAATTTTGTTTGATCATTTATTTTATCTTGATTGGTTATTTGAACACTCAAATAAAAATAATCAACTTCGCCTGCTGAATCTGGTTTTGGTGATTTTAACAAGTCTCTAGTATAATTGCTGTCCCGTATTACTGATGTGATAATATCGGTGATGTTAGTCCCAGCACCAAAAGACGCAACCGCAGTACCACTGGGATTTAATCTAATAACTGAATCTGAAGATGATTCCCCCGGTGGGGTGGCGCCATCAACGTGGTAAGCATTGGGCACTGAGTTAGAACCAGGCTCAGCAAATCCAAAAGTTTTATTGTCTTTTAAATTAGTGGCAAAATCTTTATTTGCTATTGCATTATTAGAAGCCGCAGTAGTACCACTTAATGTTTGACCACCCAAAGATTTTGGAAACTCTATAGTATAAGTGTCATGCCCTTCAACAGTTTGTTTACCAGCTGCATCCGCAGAAGCACGTTGTTGCTGTATCTTTGTCATGATATCATTTAGTATCTCGCCAACAGTTGTACCTTCACCTTGAATTGGTTGACGTAGTTTATTATCAGTATCAGCATAGGCCATCTCATTGGACGGCATTGCGGCACATTTGTACATGGTACCACGCTCAGTTAATTCAACATCAATAAGAGTAAATCGTATTGTAAAATATCTTGTGGCTCCAGGTATCAACTCTGGTGCCGGAGGAGTGGAATCTTTTGATTTTAATGTATCAGGATATCCAAAAAATTGTAATTTTAAAATATAAGTAGCATTTGAATAAGCAACATAGCCAGCACCCACAGCGGCTACCTGAAGTGCTTCTAGAAAACCGTTAAGGCTATATGGTTCAATAACATCAAATCTAAAACCACTAGGTAGAGTTGTTTGATGTTTTTCATCGTAGGATAGAAAACTGTCTATTTCAACATTTTCTATATACATGTCAAACCTACCAGGGCTATTTTTATTGAAACTATCAATCATCTGTTGACCTGTTGCGTCAGTTGATGCTGACGGGGCCATGCCCTTATTGCCTTTTCCACCAGACTTTAATACTGTAAAGTTTCTTATCGAAGCTTCAAAATTTTGAATTGTTGGATTGGAAGGTACTGTTTTATCAAGCCCTGCTAGAGTCCAATTATAGGTATATGATTTATAGGAGTCTAAAATATTCGCGGGAACTTTTGGTAGTTTTTTGCCTGTTATTGTTACTGTTGGAGTAGTAGCGACATTGGCAGTGTTTCGGGTTATATTATTACCGTCTGCCATATTAGAATCCTAACGATTGTTTGAGTACTTTTAATTTAGGCAAATAAATTCGTATTCCTGTTACCATATCAAATACCGGATCTTCTATGATTGCTGGGTTACGCACAGCAAACACCCACCAAAGACTAACTGTATTATAGAGATCATAAGATAGTAAATCGGGTCTATTTTGATATTTGCTCTCCAGCTCATACAATATGTCATCAGTCTCGAAAGGGAATGCCGTAGGTGTCCAAACATCAAGGTACCCTTTGGTTTGATCAGAATTATAATACGGACTTAGATTAGAATATGTTGTGCTCATTAAATAAATCCACTATTTTTGCTAAGGCTACTACCAGGAACTAGCCATTTATCAATACTAAAAGATGATATTTCTTGTCTACTATACATTGGAATACAAGTTATGGCTATGGTTGAAAGTATAGGAACACTAGTTGGGTTCTTTCCAAAAGAAGAACCAGCATAAGCACCGTTGGGATTAGCCCCTGCTGTAAAGTAATCAACACTCTCAGGTAATTCCAATCTAAAACTGGTAATTGTTATTGGAACATTAGGGAACATATAAGCCCCGTAAGCATTAAGTCTACAAACTGGTGGCGGTGATCCCGCAAACGGATCATTTCCCCATTGCATTTTTGTCAATGCTCGTAATAACTGTACTGTGGAAATATATGCGGCAGCATCTGATTCATTCTGAACCGTGAATTTTCCCTGTATGCTAATTGTGCCAACTGAACTATGTTTATAAAAATATTGATTAAAATTAGAATGTGTGGGGTTTATTGTTTCGTAGTCTGCTTTATTTTCAACTGAAATTGTTGGAGTATATGGAAAAATTATACCCTTAATGGATTTGTCTGACCCCAGTTCACCATTTAATCCTGTGTAACTGGTTAGGTATGCTTTAGGAACTTTAATTATAACCCGTGTGTCAACAGCCGTGGAATTTCCTTGAAGATTATAAAAATTTACCTCTGGGCCTGCTGGAGATGGAGGCTGTGCCCCGCCACCTTTCTTAAATGCTTTGGTCAGCACTGAAGCGGCTACTCCTGTGGCCGCTATTCCAGCTAGATCTCCAAGTAAACTCATAGTTGTTTCCTTTTATACTATTTAACCTTAAATAATGTGCTAATATAATTAGTTTGGTTGACAACCAAAAAATATGTGCTATACTTTGTGATAAATAAAGGATAATAACAATAACATGACTACAACTTTTTCTCCTAGAAAGGTAAAATACCTTAATAATAAAGATTTATTAGCAGAAATCCATCGTAGCAAATGCTCGTTCTCAAGTTTTACTCAACCAGAATATCAACAGTATGATATTATTTTGCCTAGTCTTAGCAAAGTAAACATACGGACTATTGCTGAAGCTAAAAGAGCACAGGCCAAGAGAATTGGCATTGCCGCATTTGCCGCCGCTAGAGCTTCAGGCGATAAAAAAGTAAAACTAGCAGACTGTACGCCCGACTATACCACTATCGCAAAAACAGATGTCATTATTAGAATCATGACATTTGATCATATCCCGTTGGCACCTGGACGTAAAAAGACTGTTAAAAACACTTCAGATGGACATGATAAGGTAAATTTTCCACCATTTCAGCACTGGAAATTCAATGATCAAAACGAATTAATATGTGTAGGCAAAAGTCATTGGAAAGGACCTGTTGATAGTGGACACTTTAGCAAAGATCACGGACGTATCACAGAAAATTTAGGCAAGATGTTTATCAAACTAAGTGAACGGTATGCCCAACGTAGTAACTGGCGTGGTTACACCTACGTTGATGAAATGAAGGGACAGGCTATCCTACAACTAAGTCATATTGGACTACAGTTTGATGAAAGTAAATCAGAGAATCCATTTGCCTACTACACAGCGGCTGTTACGAATAGCTTTACTCGTATTTTAAATATTGAGAAGAAGAGCCAAAACATTCGCGATGACTTGCTGGAAGAAGCAGGGTTAACACCTAGTATGACCAGACAAAACAGTCAGGAGTACGCAGGCGAAATTGCTCGACAGGCAGAACTATACAAAAATATGCGTATGCCCAAGAGTGAAGATGAAGTTCCAGAAGAAGATACAGAAAACGAAGATATTACTCCTTGATCTATAGCAATACATCTGCTATACTTTATTAGGGAGAATTATAACTTATGAACCTATTTAAAAAGGTTGCGTGTTTTACTGATATCCATTTTGGATTAAAATCAAATTCAATAACACACTTAAATGATTGTGAAGAATTTGTAGACTGGTTTATTTCAA